AAGCAACATCATAGCGTTTAATTGTATTTTCTACCCCAAAGTCTTTTTTCCCAAGTTGCCAATCAGCCATAAAAAACATAAAGGCAGTAGCTCCACCCAAAGTTTGTTGTTTAACAGGTAATTTTTTTCTTGTATATTTTAAAAGTTCAGCTACATATTTATCGTGGGTAGGATCTTTTTTCCTAACAATACCTTTAAAAGCATAAAAGGTTTCTATATGGCCACCCTTTAATTGCACTTGCCAAGATGAACTGCGAACTGCACCTTCTATTTCATAAATTTTAGGATCATATCCCCAATTAGTTAAGATTTCGTCAAATTTAGATATATATTCAGGATCAGTACCAACATGTGTAATTTCTCCTTTTCCTGTTTGTTCATTAATTTCTAAAGAAGGTTGCCAACCTGACTTATAAAAGTTGTTTCCCCAATCTTTGGGTTGTTCTTTTTTCATTACTTTAAGTTTATATAAATAAAAGAATAAATAAAGTATTTAGAAAAAAATTTGTCCTAAGGTGTTTTTATATTTATATTTATATAAAGTATGTAATATATTGACATGCTTTCTTTCATGAACTAAAGGTAGGTGTTTGCCCAACGCCTACCTTTTTTTTCACATTAAAACATTTAAAAGAGTTGCTATTGAAATTCCTGCTATTATCCAACCATATATCTCTGCTCTAGTTGGTCTTGTATTAATTTCTTTTTGTAATTCATCTAACTTGTTCAAAATCTTTTCTATATCTTTCATTACCATATCGATCATTTCTTTTTGAGTGTAATTTGTGTCAGGCATTATTACTCAAAACTTTCATTTCTACAGTTACAAATAGTAACATGAGTTCCGTTATCATTTTTTTCTGATTGACAACAACAAGACATTAGTTTCCCCCACCTAATTTAATAAGCACTTCGGTTAAAGCCATATTTAATTCTTTTTCTCTCATAGCAAGATCTACTACATTTTGTTCTAATTTATTTATTTGCACCATATAAACTGCTACTAAAGATTGCAGTTCATTAACAGTTTTAAATAACCAACTAACTAAAGCTAATAAACCTGCTTGTAATAATTGTCCTGCATTTAGCTTTATATTCATTGTCCGTCAAAAGTTTGACTTGGCTTATATTGTTCTAAAGCATGTTGTATTACAGTAACAAAAGAAGTTAAAAACGCAACACCAATTAATTGGATCATATCTGCGTCTATAATTCCTGTACTGTTTGCTAAATATAAAGATATTGCTGATTGAAGTCCTGTTCTTAAAGCCTTTGCGAACATAAACTTCCAATATGCTTTCCAATTTTTTTTAGCCACTATTCTTCCTCTACTTTTCCAAATTGTATTTTTTTATAATGTTTGCATTTTATATTAAGACATTTAAAAACGCCTTTAATATAAACTAAGGTGTGTTTGCAGTAAGGACAGTTAATATTCAAAGACCCCCTTTATATTATCTGCTTGTTTTCAAGTTTAGCATTTAAAACTTGAACTTCCCCCTTAATCTCAGATAATTTTTCCCAAACCATTTTTCCACTAATATATTCATCATTTACTTTATTACTAACACCATTTAGGCCTTTTTTAAGTTCTGCAAGATCGATTATTTCAATTTCAACTTTTTCATTATTTAATAAAGCGTTAGCAATTTTTGGATATATTCTTTTGTAGGCTTGTGTAGATTTTCCAATAAATCCGTCTTTTAAAATTTCATTATTTTCTTGACTATCTCCTACAAGAATACAACCTGCGGTATGCTCATCTGTATTTCCACAATGGATTAATATGTATTCAAAATTTGGCACATTTTGAAGTTCAAGCATACCTTTATGAATTGACTTAAACCTATCTGCGTATTTTATATGAAAACCACCTACAGTTCTAAATTTAATCTCATAAATACCTAAAGGGATCGCAGTTTCTCCATTAACTTTTATTTTTCTTTGTTCGTCCTCTAAGGTATAACAAGCAAATTCATCATTAATATATAAAATGCCGTTTGTACTATCAGCTTGAGAACTGATACGAACTAGTTTAAGTTTCATTAGGCAGGTTTAGGATTATCAGCTTTAACTTGTGCTATATGGTCTGCCCAATTGGTTGTTCCATTAACACTATCCCAATATTGCATATCTAATTGGTCTGCAATACTTCCGTATGCCTCTTGTCTAGCTTGGATATAACCAAATTGTTGGTCATTCCACATAGAATTAGCTTTATCAATAATTGCTTGGTCATAATCAGCTTGTGAAAATTCCAATCTCTCATTATTAACTTGCTTATACATTGGTTTAGCGTCCTCAACTTCTTGAGTTGCTATAACTGTTAGTTCTTCTAATGTTGCCATATCTCTCCTATCTTACTATATATTTCTTATACTTACTTCTTTAAACCATATAA